CAATGATTATATTTACAATACTAGGCATCTTAACAGCAATATTCTTTTTCATAGTTATTATGATGAGTATAATAGAAACAAGAATTAAGAATAAATCAACAGAAAAGTTCCTATGGAATATGGAGAAAGTAGAAACTGCTAACATAAGGGGAGAACAAAGAGATAAGGTGGTAACTAGGACAGGAGGACTAGCACACGATAGAAATAGAAGTTATAGCGAAATACAAAATAGACAAAATGTCAGAAAAACACAATAAGCTTTATTATGAGCAAGGTAGGAATGGATATACTATGAGTGATACAGTAAACCCAAAGATGAAACTAACTAAAGAAGAGTTAGGATTAGAAGTAGACTACAGTAAAGATAAGATACCTAACTATTACATTGGCAAGGTGTATGGCTATGAGGCTAGGAAAGTAATTGAAGACTTTGATTTATCTTACAATGTCGGTACTGCCACCACATATTTGCTCAGAGCAAAAAGAAAACATTCTACAAGTGTTGAGTGCATACAGAAAGCAATCAATCATCTTGAGTTTGAATTAGATAAGATTAAAAATGAAGAAACCGATATTTAGAGTATTTGTATCGTATGAGATAAAGAATAAAGATACTGTAACTAGGAAGGCTATAGTTGGTATATTAGATACATTTGCTTTAACCTCTAAAATAGAGGAAATAAAGAAAGACCAAGAACTGATAGATAGAATATGCTACTTAAATAAAAAGAAGCTAAACAAAGTAGACATCATTATAACAAATGTTGATGTTGAATACCAGTATGGTGAAACTACTGATAGGTTTGATGATGAATATTAAATAGATATTATGCCAAAGATTAGAAAAATAAAAGTAGGTGATAGAAAGGACTCAAGAGGTGGGGGGTACTCAAGAAGAAAGTTTACTGTTGCTGAAGCTGATGCTATAAGACTAGAGTTTAATACTGCTACTGATAAGATAACTATCTCTGCTATGGCTAGGAAGTATGAAGTATCACAACCATTAATGTATCAACTACTTAAAGGAACAACCTACACTGACAATAAGGGTATAGGGGGGACTAAGGGGGTAGGGGGTAGAGGGGGTAGAGGGTAGGCTATGGCAATGAAGAAAGAAGCTAGAGTACAATCAGCATTCTGTACATACATACAGTTTGCATACCCATCAGTTAGATACTGTGCATCTCTTGGTGGTATAAGAACCTCAATAACTCAGGCTATAATGGCTAAGAAGACTGGATATGTTAAAGGCTTTCCTGATATGCAGGTAATGAAGGTCAATAGCGAGTACGCAGGGCTGTTCTTAGAGATTAAAGCTGATAAGACTGGCTATGCATCCAAAGAACAAAAACAATGGGTAGCTGACCTCAACGAAGCAGGTTACTTTGCCAAAGTAGTTAAAGGATTAGAAGAATGTATGGATGTCCTTGATTGGTATATGAAAATAAAATAATTTTCTAAAAAACTTTTACAAAAAACTTTTCTTGAAACTGTTTCTCTGCTGAAACTGCTGAAACTGCCGTTGAAACTGCTGAAACTGCCAGACTTCTCCTATGTGCGTGTATGCGTGTATATGCGCGTTCTATATACTGCAACTTACTAAATATCAACTATTTAGAATGATTATAAATTAGCATATTTATAAATATTTTTAACAATTTGTTTGGTAATGTTAAAAAGTGTCGTATCTTTGCATTGTAAATAATTACAAATAATTAAATTTTAAAACTATGAACACAAAAGAAAACAAAAAAAGAAAGGTACAAGTTCAATTTTGTACTAATATAAGCGACCCAAAAAATAATACTTTTACTATAGAATACATTGTAAAAAGTTTGTCAGACATTGACGCAAGGCGATCGGTTGGCGTACATGTAAAAAAAGAATTCGGCTGCTTTCCTAATTACACTAAAATAATAAATTAAATTATGAAATTAACAAAAGAACAAAAAAACGCTTTAAAGAATGGCGAAACGCTTATTTTAAGAAACTCAATAGACTGTGAAGGTGATTTATTTGCTTTATGGCTTGGTAAATGGGGCTATTTCAACCTAGAGAAAAACGCAAAAATTGTAAAAAGTACAAAAACACTAAAACCAATTTTAACAAAATTAGAGTTAGATGGAGTACTAACAGAATTAACAGAAATTAATTAAAAAATTAAAATTATGCAAAAACTTAACACCCAACTATTAAAAAAAGTAAGTACAAAACCAAAGCACACGATAAAAGAAAATATAATATTTTACACTTTATCTTTTGCGACCTTGTACGGCTTAATTTATGCATTATGTATGGTATTAACCCTAATTAATTTAATAACACTTTAAAACCTTTAAAAATGGCTTATATACCTATATTACCAAATCCTACTGAATGGGATGGCAAAAACAAAATTTGTTCAGAGTGTCCTGAAGAATTAACGATTAATGATTATGAAGATATTTGTATTAATTGCTTCAACCAAGTAGAACCAGAAGAAGAAGAAACAGAAAATAAATAATTAATTTAAACTATAAACAATGAAATTACTAACACAAAATAGTAAATTAAAAAAGACTAGCATAGAGAACAATGCAAGAGTATTAAATTTTAGCTTGCCAGCATATAAAACAGTTACAGGTAAAACCGTTTGCCCATTTGCAAAAGATTGTATTAAATATTGCTACGCTCAAAAAGGAAACTATCGTTATCCATCAGTTATAAAAGGATTAAATAACAGATATAACCTAAGTCAAACAGATGAATTTATACCACAAATGAATGCAACTATAATTTTAGAACGCCCAACCCACATAAGAATACACGATAGTGGCGATTTTTACAGCCCTGAATACCTTAACAAATGGATAACAATAGCAAAACAAAACAAAGATGTTATTTTTTACGCATATACAAAAAGCATTAAGTTTTTTACAGAAGGCTTAACAGTACCTACAAACCTTAAAATTATATTTAGTGAAGGTTCAAAAACTGATAATTTAATTAATGTTAATAAACATAGACATGCGAGAATATTTAAGACAGTTGAAGATTTAAACTCATCAGGATATGTAGACGCGTCTAGTAATGATTTGCAAGCCATTACAGATAATAAAAAAGTTGGACTGGTATATCACTAACAAAAACAATTATAAACTAATTTAATAACTAAAACAATAAATAATGCAAACAATTAACAGAACCAGAGCAAAAGAACTTATAAAACAAAGTAAAGGCAAAATATTTGCATCTACTTTTACAAAGAAAGACGGCAGCCATAGACTAATGAACGCTAGACTTAAAAAATACATATCTAAAACAGGCAGAAAAGCACCATACAAGGCAGAAAACTATGACTTGATACCTATCTATGATATGAAGTCAAAAGGCTGGAGAATGCTTAATTTAAATACCTTAATTACCTTATCAATTAATAAAACTAAATACATAATCAAATGAATAAAACAAATGAATTACTACAGAAATTAAACACAATGCAAAACGAACACATAAAAGTGTTAGAAGAGCGCATTGAAGTTTTAAACAAACATTTACAACATTTAAATGAAACCATAACAAGCCAAGCAAGACGAATTGAAGAATTAATAGATATTGCTTTAATTAACAAAGGTTATAAAATTAAATCAAATGAGTAAAGGTGAACTAAAGCCAGTTGAAATAAATAATACTTTTGCACTGATATTATTTGTTTTAGCCTTATTATTTGGATAGAATAAGACTAAAATACAGTATAAAAAGCCCTTTAATTAGGGTTTTTTTTGCTTAAAAATTAGTAAAAGGTTATTAATTTAGTTTAAATAGTAATGATATAGCTGATTTTTTCTGTCTTTACATGCACTCTCAAGCCTAAAACCCAAACTAAAACCAGTTTATGCTCAGTATTTAAGCCATTACTCAGTCATTAAAGCTATGCAAAAGGATTAAAAAGGTTTATTTTTGGATTCCGTAAACCGATTGGTATATACTCTTTGGACACCAACACGCACACACACAAAACCAAAGTTCAATTTTATAAAAGGTATAGACTTAAACATCTATTAACAAAGAGTCAGATACTTTGCGATATGAGCAATGATGTTTACTAGAAGATTGAGTGGCTGTTATTATAACGTTCTATTCTGTTAAGCTGTTGTTGCTTATACAGACTGCTTTGGAGTTTATTAGACTGACTTCTTTAGAGTCTTATATAGGTTTTAATAAGAGGCACGAAGATAGTGTTTGAATATTAAATACTTTCACAGTTTCTATACAAAAACGGCATATAGGGTAAAATGT